AACCTCCAGGTTAACCACAGACTGCTCAAGCTCATAACGCAGGGCAGGGCTCAGGGTGTAATTCTGTTTGTCTTTGAGGTGCTTCTCCATGAAGTTAAAGTACCGAGCTACGGTTTCATCCCAGTGCTCACGGCGTCCTTTATCGTCAAGGAAGCGGGAATAACGGGATTTTGCAATATAAGTCTGGTAGGGTGTCATTATTTTCCTTCTTCTAGTTCAATCAGCTTTTCAAGATAGTGGATGGCTTTCTTGAGGTCATTTATACCGCCCTTGTCTCTCCAGCGGGACACGTATTTTACGCAGTTTCCAGTAAAATAGCAAAGGTTATTTGCATGAATATAGTCCCAAGGCTGTATTTCTTTGTCACTATAGTGACTCCCTGCCACTTGCTTGGTATTTGCACCTTTTTGGGGCTTTTCTTGCTCCATAACTTTCTTGATGTATTCCTCAGTTGTTAGAGGTGTCCAGGTGTCCATATTTCTTCTCCAAGTATTCAATGCTCAGGAACATTTCATCAAAGTGACCATCTTGTACCTCATTCATGACAAGAAGACCACGCCAATGACGGTTAGAAAGCTGATCCATATAAGACTCATCGTGTAGATAATAACTGCCCACAACGATAGCTGTAATAGGTTTTCCGTCAGCTCTTTTACCATAGGCGACTTGCTTACCCTGCTGATGCCCCGCAACGCAAGACATATGCAGCTTGCTAATAATAGCGCTAGGAGAACTAGCCGGACGTCCCATAGCACCAACAGGCCAATAGTGGTTGAACCCAACACCGTTGATGAAAACAGGATGAAGGAAATCGTGTACTTCCCAGTCTGCTTCATAGCCTAAGTCCTTTGTTGAGATCAGCCCTTCAAGGGTGGGATTGTTGTTTACAGCTCTGTCAATACGGTTCTCATGGTTCCCTAAGGTGAGTACCAGACGAGGCTTATAAACCTTCTCCTTGTTCTTCTTCTGTTTAGCCTGAAGATCCTTGAGAGGTTTAAGCAGCATTTTCATCGCATCTTTTGCGGTGTTTATGTCTGTTTTATACCGCAAGCCTTCAAAGTACTTGGAACCCTTCACATCGTGGCTAGAGAGGCTAGGCATATCAGCAAAGTCCCCAATGTTCACAACTACATCAGGTCGATAGTCTACGATGGCTTGCCCTGCCCAAGAGAGGTGCTCCAGAGGAACACCCTCTTTTACTTGACAATCAGGAATTACAAGTATCCGCATAAGGCTTGTGCTCTCCACTGTTGTTAAGGTCTTTACGCTCATAGATGCAGTCCATCAATACGCCAGCATCCAACTCACGGCCAGGGGCAGGTGAATAGTTATGGTCAAAGACAGGATTTGCTACAGCATAGTAGACCTTCTCACGGATAGGATACCCATAAGCAGCTTCAACGATCTTCAGCACATCTTCTACGATCTCAATCCATTGAGGGCCAGCATAGGAGTTAGTCATCTCAAAATGCTTGTCAGGAAATTCCTCTAGATCACTGTTGTCTTCAGTGATGCAGAAATGCACGGTTGTGTCTTTGTTCATCTTAGGTTCCTTCTTTAGGTTATGAAAATACTCATCAAGCTCCATTGAGTTCCTCCATGTATCTAGTTATAACTGACAACTGTTCCGCTGACAGAGGATAGATAACCACGCACCTGAAGTATCGCTTACCGTCAAACCGCTTACGTAACTCAGCGATGACTTGCGCGCCTACTTCAACGTAGATATTATCGTCTGTTTTAATAAAGTTAACTCTCATTCAAGACTTCTTTAATGCTAGGGAACAGTTTGAAGATTATATCCCTACATTGCTCTGCTACCTCACGATGTTCCTTCTGTGTGGCCTTATCGCAACGAATCTCAATATAGTGTAACCAGCTACGAAGAGTGCCGTTCATGTACATCTTTGACTTGGTCAATCCTTCAGGAAGCAGCTTACGAGCAACCTCTTTAGCGATCCCCTTCTCAAGAGCAGACTTGTACATAAACTCAGCATCGTATAAGACCCTACGCTGAGCACCTTCCCACCAGTAGGCTAGGTGACGATCATCAGTCTCAAAGCTGTTCTGTCTATTCTGTGTGTCCTGTGTACGGGCTTCAGAGTAAACAAAGCCTGAGGCTTCTGCGTATCGCTGGCTAAACTCCTGGAAGCTAAAGCTACGGTGCCTTAGGATTTGACGAGCAATATCTCTGGTTGTTTCAATTTCCATGCAGACATTGACCATCTCAAATGGACTCCAGTGCTTGTTCTTAATCAGGTACTTCAGGAGCCTCTGAGCAGTCTCAGGTTGATCCTGGTTCGTTGGATTGCTCACCCGAGCCATGTACGCTATCTTCTCCTCCGCTTGAGGTGTACTCCAAATCAAGTTTACCTGGGTCATATTTAGTTCCATCCTTTGCTGCTTCAAATAAAGCTCTTAAAATCACACTACGGATAATATCTTCCTGCTCTTGTGTGGAGAGATTCAACGTATAGTCTGCTGAACCGTCCTCATTTTCCTTGATTAGTCTGAATTCCATTCCTGAAGTTCCTTACAAAGTAATCAGCATCAACGATCACAAGAGGCTTACACTGGTTCTGTTTGATGAAGACAACAGGCTCATGCGTACCATGTGAGCAAGCCTGATTGTAAAAGTCATAAACAGCGATACGAGCGTAGCTCTTGCACTCAATCTGCCAAGGATAGATCCTACGAGCAGCAGGAGAGAGCATTACATCCTCTCCAGAGGCTCCCATGGACGTAGACTTGACATCATCCCCTTCAAGCTCTGGTGCGTACTCTAGGAGCCTTGCAGCAGCCCATTTCTGGAGGTTACGTCCCTTTGCCTTTGCACTACTTGTTTTCAACTCTTAGTCCTCTCAAATTGATGCAACAACGATCCAAAGACATCAGTGAACTCTTCATCGTGATTGGTCTTACCCATTGTAAACATAATGGCGTGTACCAACTCATGGTAGAAGGTTTGCTGAGTCATTTGCTCATTCATTCCTGTTCTGATTCTAATTTCTTGGGTGGTGGGGTCACAGATTCCGTACTCTGAAAGTCCCTCAACGTACCTGACTGTCCACTGGAATCCTGCAAGGGTAAAGGAGGTTGCCAGAGCTGGTCTGGGTATCGTCTTAACCACAGAAGCACTCCGTTCTCGGTAACTCTTGCAATATCACCATCATATGCTTTAACACAAGCATCATAGTATTCCCTTTCAGTTGTGCAGTCTTTAAGAATCTTCTCAGCCTTCACTGGCCCAATACCTTTGATTCCGATAATGTTGTCAGTACGATCACCTGTAAGAATCTGCATATAGAAGTTGTGCATTCCTTCTTCTTTAGTGATGTAGTACTTCTCTTTCTTCACAAAGTTATAGTGCCAGCCAGGGACTTGATCGAAATCCTTGTCGATAGAGACTATCCAGTAGTTCCCTTCTTGCGCTTGGATGGCGATGGCGTCATCGGCTTCTTGTCCTTCAACGAGTTCTGCTCCGAGTCGCTTGAGGTACTCTCTGAGGGCATGGTAGTGCTTTGGTCGTTGGAAGTCTTTTCGGTTTCCTTTGTAGGGCGCTGTTGTCGCCACCACTTCCCGAAAATTCCCTTTACCGGTGATATAGGCTCTGTAGTCATCGCAGTTAAGTTCCGTATAAACTATTTCAAAGATGAGTTCTTTAGCTCTGGCAAAACAGATTTCCTCTGTTTCCTCTTCTGACGCAAACGCTACCCTGTAAACGATAACGTCTGCGTCAATGAGAGCTACTTTGGGAAGCTCAGATGAGGTCGTCATCTTCTTTAGCGTCCGGCACGTAGGTCTTCACCTCAGTAACCGTCAGAAAGGTCTTCTCTGAGTTACCAACAATGCTAGGAGCGTTACCATACTTGGCACTCATCTTGTGCTTATAGGCACTCACAAGAGCCTCACACTTGGAACCATTACCAAGGGTATCAACAGCAATAGTCTTGCCATCAGCGTCCATAGGCTTGAAGATAAACTTGCTCTTGACAACAATGAAGTTACCTTGAGATTCCTTGAACTTCACACGAATACCCAGGCTTGTGAGCTTGGCTACGTCTTCGTCAGAGATGTTGCAGATCGTGCACTCATAGCGGTCATTGTCAGTGTTAAAAGCTTTATTGAATTCGCTCATCCATTTGTTCCAGAAGAGCTCACCAGAGATTTTAACGGGTTTCAGATCACTCATTTTTCAATTCCTTTGAAAGTTAATAAAATGCTTGTCTTTCCAAGCTGTCAATTCAGGAACTTTGGTGGTTCAGCATCTAAGCTGTCTGCCAAAGCATCCATGTATTCTACCGCAGCTATAAAGATCAGGTAAATCTGATCCAGCTCTAGGTTCACTGTGTGCTTCACCATGAAAGAGTCACCAGTGACATCAATCACGATTCTAGCATCATAGTCTCCCTCAGTGAGTTTCTCGCCAATTTTTTCCATATTTATATTCTCCATCTAAGGGACAACGTAGTTTAAAAAAGACACCAGCTTCAACGATGGACTGCTTTGCAGCCTGTCCTGTCACCTCTGCCAGCTTCTCAGGAACCTCAAACTGAAACTCATCATGTACGTTAGCTACCATCTTTACAGGCCACTTGTTGAGCTTGATTTTATCATTAAAAAGCACCAGAGCCTTCTTCATCACGATAGCGCCAGCACCTTGAAGTAAGCTGTTCAGAGCTGCGTGTTCAGATCGTACCCATATCTTCCTACCATCTAAGCCAGGAACCCATCCCTTAGCAGCATATCTGGAAACAGTTGATAGGAGTCGTGCAAGCGCTGGGGTCTGCTTAAGGAACTTGTCTTTGAGCACTGCTCCGTCTCTTGCACTGCCTCCAACGATAGAACCAATCTTCGCATCTCCTGCACCATAGAGGAACGCATAGATAAAAGTCTTTGCATTGTCTCTAGTAGCAAGTCCCGCTGCTCGCTGGTTAACTGTGTGAACATCAGTTCCATCCTTAGATGATCCCTCAGTGACAGTTCGTACATAGTTTTCATCCTTCATGTAATGAGCAAGCATACGTAACTCAAGACCGCTAGCATCACAACCAACCAATACATTACCATTTTCCACCGTCCAACATTGTCTACACTCAGGACCATACAAGCTCCCTGCATTAGGAATCTGTGCCATGTTAGGCTTAGAGTGTGTCATACGACCAGTTACCGCACCATTGGTGATTACCCTACCATGCACACGACCATCGCTACCCATAGCCTCTAACCACGATTCTACCTGAGCAATACGCTTCTGAAGCAACAGGTACTGAGCAATGGTCTTAGCCTCAGGAAGATCCACATCCATGAGCACAACTTCATCGACAATCGGTTGTCCAGTCTCTGTGAACTTCTTAGGCTTCCATCCTAGCTCTTGGAGCTTTTCTCCGATCTGCTTTCTTGATCCAGGATTGAAGGTAACGATTTCGTCTTTGAGTCGCTTTCCTGTCTTTTCTGAGACTCGCTCAAGGGTGATAGGAGGCCACCTTTCTTGCATTTGTTCATATATTCCTGCCATTTTTGTTTTGAGGTCAGTAAGAAGACAGGTAGCATGAATGGTGTCCAGTTTGAATCCGTTACGTTCTTGTTGAGCAATGATTGCAGCTACTTGGTGTTCAAGCTCTAGCGATTCTTCTGAGAATTGTTTAGCCTCCAGCTCTTTGGTAAGAAACTTGTAAGTCTTTTCAAGAACCTCCACGTCACGTACACAGTAACTCTCCAATAGATTCTCAACAGGTTTGTCATAACATTCTCCAGGATATTCTTCACGTCTGTTCATCAACCAAGACCAGACCGCAGGATAGTCAATCTTCTGAATACCGAGCTGCTTTCCGTAGCTTTCCAAGCTGTGCCCGTTCTCTCTCGTTGGCTCTAATAGCCTGCTTGCTACTAATGTGTCGTATGTCTTCTTCAGCCCGATCTTCGTATTCCATAATCTGTTCAGGTGGAAGAAGTCGAAACTTAGACCATTGTGTGCTATCAGGCGTGTAGCCTTGCTTAGATAGTCGTTTAGGCCACTTGGATTTTTCCATACTTTAGTGTCTCCGGTGTCAAGGTTCTTAGTTACCACAAGGTGAATCGTTTGATGATCCAGCGTTGTTTCTATATCCAGGGCAATTCTCATGCGAGGCTTTCAGTTGCTCATATTGGTGAATAAGTGTCTGGTACTTCGATTGTAACTCATAATACTTGGTTTCAATGTCCATCATTCGGTGAACTAAGGTGTCTAAGTCAATCACTTTATAAGCCTCCAAAGTCCAATCTGTGCTAGGGCATAGCCAGTCCACACAAGTCCATTATCGTAGTCACCCTTGTAGAACCTCAATGCTCCCACAATAGCGTAACCCACCCCTGTGGCTCCCACAATGACGTGCTCAATCATTGCTATTTTCCTTCAAGCTCTTCTCCAAGCGTTCAATGCTTTGAGCAGTACGCTTTTGTTCCTTCAGATACTTCTCAGCATCCTTAACGATCTTGTCTACTTGATCTTTACCAAAGATAGCCTCCCAACGCTTAGCGTATTCCTCGTTAGACACACTAAAGGGACGAGGAGAGCTGCCTTTACCTCCATCGGACTGTTTCATAGTTCCTCCATAGTTACTTCAAACATTCTACCACTATCCACATCGTAGCGTAGGTCACAGGCAGGGCCAGTGTAACCCGCATAACGATTTTTCGCAACAGCAACTTTAGTGGTATGACGCTCTAGCGGATCAGCGCTCATGGAGTTCCTCTCAAGGGTAATCACAGCGTCTGAGAGCTGAGCGATAGCACCAGAGCCTCGCAGTTGGCTCAGAGAGACTGCTTGTCCATCCTCGTGTCCTTGATTACCGCTAGGACGTTTGAGGTGAGACACAACAATCAGCGTGATCTCTAGCTCCTGCACAAGTGTACGCAGGCGAGTCATCAGCACATCAATGGCTTTGCGCTCATCTCCAGCATCTTGACCAGAGATGATAATAGATAAATGGTCAAGAAACACGATGCGACAATCACAAGCCTTAGCCATGTACCGGATGCGATTAATAATATTATCAGCAGAAGTGCTACCGAAATGGTCAAACAGAAAAATCCTGTTAGTGCCAAGAGTATGGTCGAAAGCATCTTTGAGTTCCTCGTTAGAGACTTTGGTGTCCGGTAAGTGTAAGAGTTTGTTAGCCTTCAAGCTCATGATGCTTCTGGCAGTCTTACGCACCGATTCCTCCAAGAACATTCCACCAATGTTCCACTTAGTGGTGTTTAGGATGTTAAAGAGGATCTCTCGCAAGAACTGGCTCTTACCCAAGCCAGAGCCTGCGGTGACTGTAATGAGCTCAGCAGGTCGTAAACCATAAAGTAACCCATTTAGACCCTTAAACGGATACAGAGCCTCTGCTGCCTTCTCTGGTGTGCTTACTTCTTCCCATAGTGAGCTGGCAGCAATAATTCCGTCAGGGACATACGTTTCAGCCTTCCACCAAGAGTTAACAAATGAGGTAGTTTCTCCAGAAATGAGGTAATCACAGGCGTCCTTACACTGTTTAATGTGTTTAACAATCTTGGCTTTGGAGCCGAACAGTTCAGCAACCTCTTCTGAGGCTTTCTTCCCTGGTTCATCAGCATCAAAGCACACCACCACGTTCTCAAAAGCATCCAACCATTCAAAGTTAGCCTTACAGTCCTTCAGAGCAGCTTGTGCACCATTCCTGATGGATACCACAGGCCACTTGCTTCCAAGCATCTGAAAGGCCGCTAGTGCGTCTAGCTCACCTTCTACCACAGTCACATACTTGCCACCCTTGTGGAACAGGGATTGTCCAAACAAGGTTGCCTTTCCCCATTGCCCCTCCACCGAGAAGCTCTTATTTGCCACTGTACGCACCTTGGAGGCTATGTAAGCTCCAGATTCGTCAGTGTACGGATAAATATGCTTCTGTCCGGTCTGAGTGACCTTGTAGTACTCACAGGTTTCCCTGGTGATTCCACGATCAGGGATGGGTTTTACTTCGCCTTCAGTTTTCATAGCATTTGCTCGGTTAAGTGCTTCTTTCCATCGGTCTCTATCCTCTTGAGAGGATTCAGACTCTATTGTTCCACAAGCGAAACAGTAGGTATGCCCATCAGTGTATAGAGCATTGGCGTCAGAGCTACGACAGTGCTCACAGGCGATGTGCCTCACAAACTCTGAGGTTGTCTCATGCAACATTGTTTCGTTCCTTCAATGCTTTCTCAATGTCCATTACAAGATCACGAGCATAATAATCAAACTCTTCGATCTCAGCATCGGTGAGTCCAACCCATTCACGCTGTGGTTGAAGGTAAACCATGTCTCCCTTCTTGACCTCATTACCACCAACAAAAGAGCAAATATCTCCAAGTTTTCCTGTGATCTTGTAGGCTTTCATTTAAACCCCCTCATTTGAGCCTTTATTTCCTGTACCACTATCTCCGGTACTACCGAGTGCTTATCGTGAGCTTCTAGGGTGGTTTTAATCGATTCTAGGAGCATTCTATTGTTCACCGCTTGCTCAGCACAAGAGAACAGGAATGTTTCCTCTGGTAAATTGTACTCAATGATGATTTTCATAGACTTCCCCATTGTTCTGCCATTGCATTGGCGATTCCTTCAAATGTACGACTACGCTCTTTCCAACGATTAGGTCCAGGCGGCATCATGTGGATTCTAGCCTCTCTTCCTTCCACAATGTTGGTAGCCGTCAGTTTAGGCAGATTTTTAAGCCAGAGACAAGTGGCTTTGGTTTCTCCATGCCCGAATTGCCAAGGCTGAATGATTTGATCTGGCTTCCTGATTCTGCTGGAAATGATACTTACTGGATTCTCAAGAGCAATCTTTGGGATTGGTGCATTCAGTAAAAGCTGAACAAACTCCAATGCTTCTTTTTGCTCTTGTTGCTTTTCCTTAAACCACCGAGCACCAGAGACTGCCAAATGAGTGCAGGGAGGATGTGCAATCATTAAATCCCATCCATGATCTAAGATTTCAGTTACATCACCTTGGTAGTGATCTCCAGATTGTTCAGAATCGCATGGCAATAGGTCACAGGAAAGCGCATAGTGTCCTTTCTTAAGAAAAGCATCCCGAACCCTGCCAGAATATTCACACGCTACAAGAACTCTCATAAGTACTCCATTGTCACTTAAGTGACACCTTTATGATGGTTAAGACAAAAACAAACAGAGACAAAATCATTGTTTCCCCTGGTTTTCAATTTCAATCAAACGATTGGCAACATCGGTTAAGACATTATCCTTTCCGTATGCTTCAAATAGTTTGACAATGTCTTC